CCGTTAATCTCTGCTCAAATCCATCACCAAAAGAAACCACGTTTACAGATGGTTTTGGAGTAATTCTTGTGTTATAAACTGGGTTTGCAATTGGAAATGTAGCCATCAGTTTAGTAAACCTCCAGATCGTTTTTGATTAATTATCTCAGCTTGAATCGCTGCTGCAAGCTGTTCTCCAAACTGATTAGCATCTGCATCATTACCTTGAACAGAAGAGCCTGAGGCATCAACATTTACAGTAATATTATTTACTACTGATTGGCCGCCAGATATTTGATTATTTGGTGTTATAAATCCTCTACTGGTTCCCATTGACAGCAATTCAGGCCCCTTTTCACCTACTAGGAAAGTTTTGCCAGCAGCAACTTGACCACCACTTGCTTTTTCACCACCAAAAACTTTTCCTAAAAATCCTCCAATCTTTCCACCAATACCAGACACAGCTTGTTGAATGGCCACCTCTATTAATTTACGTTTTAAATCGTTTAGAACACTCACAGCCGCTTGAGCTAAAGTCTTTGTACCTTCTACTGCATCAGCTAGATTTGAAACAATACCTTTTTCAATATCTTGTCCTATAGCCATAAATTTTTCCTTCAGTGCTTTAGCTGCTTCTTCTTGTTTCTTTAGTTTTTTATTACCTTCCTCTAGTAAGTTGTTTTTCTTTTCTAAATCAATTAATTGATCTGCTAATTCTTTTCCAAATTTTTCGGTTAACTCTTTTCTTTTTTGATCTAGATCAAATTGTTTTCTACCTTCCTCTGTACCAATTTTTAATTTTGCCTCAATCTCTTTTAATTCTTTATTTTTTGCTTTTAAAGCATTTTTTGATTTTTCAAAATCTCTAAATAATTCAATACCTTGAGCTATTTTTAATTTTTCTTGTAACTTTTCTAAATCGCTTTCTAAACCTAAAAGTTTTGCCCTTTGATCTGCGTGAAATACTAAAAATCCTTGTTTATCAGCTCTAGCTTTAGCTTCTTTAAGTTTGTTTATTTTTTTTGTGACAGATTCTATTTCTGACTGTATTTCTGAAGAAGTTCCCTCTTGAAGTAATTTATTAAATTCTTTTTGTTTATTTATTGCTTTGATAATACTATTTGTTAAAAAGACAAATCCACTGGCTAAAGCAATTAAAGGAAGCGCATTTGCAGCCATTGTTAAAGCCCCAACTGCAACAGTCAGTTTTGAAACGCTGCCAGCAGCTAATAAACTTGTAGCACTTACACCTGTTAATCCATTAGATGCAATTAAAGATTGTACCCCGACCATACTAAAACCAGCAAGTAAAGCTTTTATTTGCAAAACAGCAAAAGGAATGGCAACGCTTAAACCTTTCACAGCTAAACCAACACCAGCAATAACTGCTGCCGTTTGCCCACCTTCTGAATTTAGAAAATTTACTAAACTTGTTAAACCTTCTACAGCAGCTGTCAAAGCTGGATTTAGAGCTTCGCCTAAAACTTCTGAAAAATCTCTAAAAGATTCTCCTAAAGAATCAGTTGCGCCAGCCAAACCTGTAGCAGCAGCTTGTGCTAGTCGGTTATAACTTTCTTCAACAATTCCTAAAATCATATCGTGTGCTTCAGCTACTTTATTTGTTTTCATTAGTTCTTTTATTACATCTGTCTGAGTCTTTGTAAAAGCTATACCAGATCGGTTTAAATTAGATAAATTTCTCTCTGGATCTTGCAAAGCTTTAGCCAATTGCATGAAAGAAGTACTAACATCAACTTTGTTGACTTCTGCAATATCTGCAGCTGATTGCGCCACACGTGTATAAGCATCGACTCCAATATTTCTAAAACTTGTTAATAAGTTAAAACCTCTAGTAAAGTCCTCTTGGTCAAATAAAGTTTGTTTGCCTAATTTATCTGCAGCTTTTTGTAGTTCAGTTAAAGAAGAAGTCCCCGCACCTATATTTCTTAAACCTTGTGTAAGTACTGCAACGTCTGCTTCTCGTTCTGAAAAAGTTCTTAAAGCTGTGTTTAGAGTATGAAAAGCTGCGCCAAGACCAACTAAAGGAACAAGTAAAGGAGCTATAGAAGAAGTTAAAGTAGTAAAACCACTAGCCGCAGCGGTTGCCCCTGCCCCTGTAGCCGTTAACCCTGCGGGTAAAGGTTTTAAACTACCAGCAGTTGCTTTTAATTTTCCACTAGTACCAGTAATTGTTGTATTAAATTTCTTAGCTCTATCGTCAACATTTTTTAACGCTGTAACAGCTTGTGTGGCATTTACTCTTAGTTCTACATTGGAAACTGCCACGATTAAATAATATCTCCTTCAACTATACTTTGATTTTCTCTTAATAGCATCTGCCTGTTTTTTTTCTCTATCATACTTTAGTTCATAATAACCAGCAAAAAATATTAATTCTTCATCAGTTAAATGAGTTCTTAACTCACTTACGGTCTTACCTAATTCTGTTGCTAGGAAAAACTCAAAATTTAGCCAGTTATCCCCCTTTAAGATTCCTTTGCGTTTTCAATATTTGCATTTGGATCAACATTAAATAAAAATAGTTCTATCTCATTTAAAACAGATTCAGGTAAATCATTTTGCAAACTGGCAAAATCAGAAGGGTGAAAAGCTTTAGTTCCATCTTCTTTTTGTGCTAATTGACAAAGCATATGTGTTGAAACTGTAATAGCGTCATCAGTCCCAGCCCTTTGAGTAGCTCTTGCTCTGTCTGCTCTTGTAATAGCGGGAAAATATAAAGTCGTAACTAGATTTCCCTCAGAGTCTTTAACTTCAAATTTTCTTCTTTTACTTAAATCAAAAGCTTCTCTTAGTATTTCTAAAGTTCTTTTATCTGACATAAATTAAATTGCTGAAGTGATTGTACCAGTTGGCTTAAATGTAATGCTTATTGTATTTGGATCTCCAAGTGATGAACTTTGTTCAAAACTCGTAATGATTCCATTAAAGCTTATTTTTTTTGTACCGCTAGAACTATCAGGAAATAATTCGAAAGCTGCTGCCCCTGCATCACCAGTAGTTAAAGCACCATCTATAAAAGCTGCAGTTTCACCTGTAGCAGCATCATCATAAAGTAGTTCTGCTGTACCCTCACCCTCAATCAAACCTCCAACAAAAGCTTTAAAAGTGTCGCCTTGTGCTGTAATTTCTTGAGTGTCTTTAGAAATTGACATAGACCAACTCGTAGTTCCTAATACTGGATTTACAGAAGAGCCAGCATCGTCAAACTTTACTTGTCCGACATCACCTTTTACCTTTGCCATTGCTATTTAAAGAAGATTTATAACTATATTAACCTTTTTCAGCTTTTTTTACATCTTTTTTTTGTGCTTGTTGTTTTTCCATGTATCTTTTACATTGATTATCCCAATATTGTGGTTCTCTTCTACCTTTGACTGCTTCTATTGCGTCTAGCATTTCTTTTGTCATTTCCATAATTAAAGATCTTCAAATATTTCAAATGTAACTCTTATTTGTGTTTGAAACTTGCCTTCAGGACTAGATTGTAATATCTCTGGTCCAATAGGTGCATCAAAAATTACATTGTCCACAGTGATTCTATTGTATAAATCTCTTAGTCTTTTACAAATGTCAAAATTACTGCCAGCCCCTATTCCTTGTTTTGAATAAATATTAAAAATAGTAAGACCAACAACATTATTTGTTGCAGTTGCATTGGTTCCCTGTGTAAGGTATTGACTTTCACCAAAGCTAGTAACGCATTGAATAAATAAATCTTTGTCAGAGGCATCAAAAGGAACATTATTAAAAACTAATGGTATGTTTTGACCTGTTCTAAACTCTTCATTTAGACGCTTTTCAATAGTTGCTCTTACTGTATTTAAATTTATAGCTGCCATTATGATTTTCTCTTGATTTTCTCAAATTCATCTAAAGCCCACTTTTGTAATTGTTTTGCAATAAGTTCTGGAAACCCAGCTACAGTTTTTTGTCTTGTTCTGTACTGACCTCCCCATGATGGTGGTAAGTTAGTGCCGAAACAAACTGGCTCTGCATAAGGCAAATTATTTGATACAGTGCCGCTGAACTTTCTTATTTGTGTTTGCCAAGCATTCCTAAGAGAACCTCCTACACCTTTTTCTGGTTTGCCACTTGGTAAAATTTTAGGTTTAAAAACTGGTGTAGCTTTCTTAACTCTTTTTGTCCATTCTAAAGTTGTGGCTTGAACTAATAAAACTACATCACCTTCCATTACATCAGATATTTGAGATATAGATATTTTTCTAGTCATGTCTACCTCAAAAAAAGATCAAAGCTTATAGCGGTATTACCCTGCTCATTAGTATTAATTTGAATGATTTTATATTCTGTTCCACTAATAACAACTCGATCAAATGTAGTAG